CAACGGTAATCTTGCAAGTCGCAACACCAGAGGCAACAGAGATTACTCTCGCCTCGCCTGCTTCGCCTGCGCTTTTGTTCTTGATGACCTTGCCTATGTCAGCAGATGCCCACGAGCCACTACCAAGAGTAAATTCTATTGATCCACCAGTGGTTGCAGCAGGAGTCAGTGTTACGGAATAAGCAGAGTCTACTAGCGTAAAGCCTAAGTCGTTTGTAATAACGTCCCATATAGAGTTTGTAAGGTCTGTCTGGGGAACCTCCTCGTAAATAGAAACGTGGGCCTTGGCTATAGCAGACGCGGATGAATCTAATGTAATGCTTATCTGCTCATTATCTGCCCAGCTTGATTTGTTGGCAAAGCCTAAAATTGGGTCTGAGTTTATGCTTGCCCACTCGACCCCGTTTTCTGCCAAATTTACAGAGAGGGTCTTTGATGCATTCCCAGACAATGATGGGATGCCAGCAGCAGACTGAGCCGCAGCAGCGTAAATTTGTGCGTTGCTTTCCGATGCCTCCGCATTGGTCTCTGCTGTTTCTGCGTTTGTTTCAGAAGTCGCAGCATTAGTCTGAGCCGTTACCGCAAGATCCTTAGCCGCAACTGCGCCTGTCTCAGCCGTTTCAGCATTCGTCTCGGCTGTTTCTGCCGCTGTTGCGCTTGTTGCCGCTGCTGAGGCGCTACTAGCCGCCGCTGCGCTTGAACCTGCCCACCATGCAGCACTAGATGCCGGAACCTGGTTTGTATTTGAGTTTTGTAAAGAGGTGTAAAGCACGCCATCAGTGCCTATAACATTCTGATGGATCGCGTAAGTGATTGTTGATAACCATGCGAATTGCAGAGAAACCCAATAAGATCCTGCTGTAGATGGGTTTTGATTTAAATTAGTCCCTTGCACAGACTGATATTGTAAATTGTTATAGGTAACTAACGCCCCGACAACATAAGTTATCCCTGCGTTCCACTGGACAGAGTAAAGCAAAGCCCACGAGCCTGAAGTGCTAACAGGGTTATTGTTTTGGTTAGCGTTGACTAAAGATCTGTAATAGATGCCGTCAGAGCCTCTCACAACGTCTACGGCGCTGTATATCCTTGTAGCTATCCACTCGTTACCGAAATCGGTTCCTGTCTCTCCTACGGGGTCTTGGACGGCTATCTGGACATCTGCGCTATCTGTCAGAATGGCCTTGGCTACGCCTTCAAAAAATACGTTAGGCTGCCTGCCTGAAGCCGTAAGGATTACGGGATTAGTATTCGCAATACTATTGTTTATATCTGCATAGGTAGTCTTTGGAGTAGTTGTTCCAGTTTCGAAGAAATACAGTCTCCCCGATACCAAAGGGTTCCCGTCATTTGCTAGATATTGATCGAAATTACCGAATCTTGCCATTAGTTATCACCTGTCATTTCAGTTAGTGTCGCAGATCTTGCGGCCTGAGTACCTATCTCGGTAGCCCTAGATGGCTTAGTCAATGCTTTTTCTAGCTCGGATCTTAAGCGACGTGTATTCCCTTTTTCTAATAGCTTTCTAACCTGCGCCGGATTCATGTCGGTAGATAGAAGAATGTCTCCTGCTCTTTGCAATGCAACTGCAAATTGTTGGTCAGACTTACCTTTTGTCAACCCATCCAATACCCTGCTAAGTTCAGCACTTGCCTGAAGAGGGGAACCGAGTATCCCCGCAACAGAGCCTAATACTTGTTTGAATGTGCCAATGTCTTGAGCCTGTTGAACCGTTGTAGAGTTTTCTGTGGCTGTTCTTCTTGTTAAGATAAATTCCGCCTCTCTCTCCATCCCTTTAGAGAATGTTTCAAACGACTTCTCATTAGGAAATACAGATTTTAGTTTAGTAATATCGCCATTTCTGCCAAACAATCGTTTCATTAAATCAGCGTTTATCTGAGTTACATCAATCTTGTCCATTATAGCTTGTCGTGCGCCAATCCTGAACATATCCATTTCAGCACTGGTCAGGTTTTTAGTCATATCGACTACTTGACGGGCATTAGAGCGAAAAAACAATTCACCCTGCTGGGCAGCAGACTCTAAAGCCCGCTCACCTGCAAACAGGTTTCTTGCTTTCTTGTAATCAGGGATAGCTCTATCAGCTTCTTCAATCATTACGTTCTTTAGTCGAATTAAATCCCTTACCTTGTTATTCTCACCAGCCCTAATAGCCACGCTTATCTGATCGTCCATTTCTTGCTTGGTCGCATCAATTAAATCGAAGTGAGTAATCTCATCTCCCGCAGCTCTACGGTCTGTTAATCTAATCTCAGCAGCTTCCCTAGCTCTGCCAATTGAACTCGAGCCCTCTAACAATGACTTTAAAGATCCAGTAATTCTAATAGGTGTTCTAGCCGCTGAAGCGTAAAGCTCATCAACCATTGGCTTATTAGCATCCCTCAACTGGGTAATGGCTTGATCCACCGTTATGCCAGGAGTTTGCAAGCCTAAATTAACGTCTCTGGCCACTCTGTCAGCCTGAGATACATTTCTTTCAGCAAGGTCTCTAGAGGCTCTGCCTTGTAAGCTAGGGTTTATGTTTGTTGCCGCGCGAAGTAATCGTCTAAAGCTCTGTCCTGCATCAGCAGGGATTGCATCAGGCCCAAGACTGTCTAGTTTAGCCATTACCTGATTAACATTAACGCCTTCACGAGTCATAGCTTCGGCCAACAAATCAGCCGCCATCTCATCCTGCATTGAGTTTAAACTTAGCGCCATATTTTCAACGGCAGAAGGTCTAGAGAATAGCGCATCGAATAGCCGCCCTCCTCCTGCTCTAAACATGCCAGAAGCAGCTCCCGCCGCCAAAGGTGTTAAGATAGCGCCAACAAGCTCTGAATCCTCGCCGTATTCTTCTCTAGCAATCTCACCGCCGACTATCGACGCAGCACCAAATCCCGCCTCTTGCGCTGGAGTTGTCGTTAAAAGCTCTCTGCCTAAATTCTTTACTGTTTCAACAGCAGCGCCGCCTCGTGGGTCTGCTATGACCCTTCCAGCTAACGCTTGCCCAGCTATAGGTAGCATGGCCGCCGCTGGGATAATCTCCCCAATCCCCGCCGCAATATTTGTCCCTGTACCCTCTCCTGCGAAGTCTCCCCTGTCTGGAGCCATACCTCTAAAAGATACGGGCTCAGTTGACCGGAATGCGCTTTGTGCCGAGTCAGGCATATCTCGAATTCCTAGCATTGCCTGTGCATAAGGTCGGATCTGTTGTTCTGCCGCGATAAGAGGTGACAAGGCTATGTCAGCCAATCCACCCATTACACGATTAGTTCCGCCAGCCACCTCACCGGCAAACTGACTTGCGCGTTCAAGCATTCCCTCAGGCTTAGATACTCTCACTCTATCTAGCGCTGTTTGCTGGGATTGCGTTAGCCCAGAAGCATTAGGCTGAACAGAGGATATGCCTCTCACCCTGTCAAGGGCCGCTTGTTGACTTGGAGTTAGCTCTGCCATAATGAATCCGTTTTAATTAGTAAAATCTGCGCGTTCTTCTGGACTCATGCTTGCCCACTCTGCTGGTGTTATCGAGTCAATAAAAACAGTAGGTATTGGCGGCAATTCTTCAGATACAGGAGCTTCTATTCCTACTTGGAATTCTAATGCGTCTTCAATTTCATACGCCGTTTCAAAGTCTCCCCGAGCCTTTGCTCGCTCTATTGCTCGGTCTGCACTTCGGGTAGCAATTGCCAAGGCTTGATTTAGTAGCCTTTTGTTCACCCCAACACTAGAGCCGAAGCCCGCGCTCATGGATTCCAGCCTTCTGCCTTCGTTTTCAGTAAACGCCGCGCCAAATGTTTCTCTTAACTGGCCTAATACATTTCGGCCTAAGTTAGCAGATAGCTCCCCCTCGTTGGCTCCCTCCACTTTGAAGGCTCTAGCTATGGCTAGCTTAGCTGGCTCAAATCCGCCAGTTTCAACGCTATCCAGTAATTCCAATGAACGTCTGATGACTGCGGAGCTATCCGCAGCAGCCTGGCCCCTAGTGATCAAGTCTTGTGCGCGAGCCTCTGTTCCTGTTCCCTGAGCCCTTGCTCCGGCCATTGCACCGGCCTCATCAACTCCAGACTGAACCCCAGCGTTAATAGCCGCAGTAACGAGAGAAGGATCTGTGACCTCTACGCCCTGAGCGTACACCGTAGGAGGACCAACTCTGGGGTAAACAACTGCTGTCCCGTCTCGATAAGTTACAGTTTTTGCTGCACCTAGCTCCGAGTCAGAGCCGCCGAATTTCATAAACTTTTGGCGCTCAGGACTGCCCCTTTTAAACCCAGCTGCGTCAGCTTGAAGACTTAGGCTTCTAAACGCAGACGGAATCTCTGATTCATCGTCATACACCCCATAAGCCGAGCCTAGCTCTATTGTGTTATTAAGAACGGACATTAATTTCTGCGCTGTTTCTGGGCTTGAGCTTGCGCCCAATGCTAAATCACGAATCTGCAAAGAGTCTGTATTATCTACACCAGCTGGCAATAGATCTAAACGGTCTTGGTATATGTCAGCAATTGCAGAGAAGTTCGATCCATCTGCTAAAGTCTTTGCAGCCCTAGCATCAAGAAACAAAGTCTTCTGACGCTTTTCCTGAGAAGCCATATTCCGATCATCCATCGCCATCCGATCTAAGTCTTCAATACGAATTTGCTCTCGGAACTGTGGGACTTCGTTTTTAAACGCTGCTCCTAGCCCGCCTAATGCTCTTGCGATATCCATTGCGCTATCCTTTAATTAAACAAAGTCTCTAAACGAGGGGGGCTGAACTGGGGAGTAGTTTTGTCCGCCCGCTAATTGAGATCCTAACGCAGCAGAATCAAGCGCATTACCAATCCCTTGAGCATAATTAGGATTAACGAAAGGTGTAAAAGGAACCCCTGCCTGCGCGTTGCCTCTGCCCATTTCTGACTGGGCCAACATCTCAGCAAACCTTGTCTGCGCAGCAGCCTCATCAATAAACCCGCCATCGACCATTTCAATCAGCATGTTGCGCTGTGCATTAATAATGTTTCGTGTATTCGTTGCCTCATTTTCATACGAGGTCGCTATATTATTAGCTGTATTGGTTTCACCTGTCGCAATGTTATTGCCTGCATTGGTTCTGCCTGTTGCCAAGTTAATGCCTAAGTTATTGTTGAGATTTGACACAAGATTAGCGCTATCAGCGTTGTTCTGGAACAGAGCATTACCAAGACCCGAAGAAACTCCAAGAGCCTGACCCCCAAGTGCGGACGCTAGGTTAGCCCTATTCATCCCCGCATTAGTAATCCCAGCCATACGATTTTGGCCGCCAGTAATATCAATATTGGCCTGGTTATTTGATAAGTTAGTATTGGCATTAAGCAAATTACCCCCCAAGTTCGATGCAATGTTTGCTCTGTTAATTCCTGCGTTCGCAAGGGCTTGCATTTCCGTTTGCCCTGCGGAAATATTCATGTTGGCAAGGTTTGCGCCTAAGCCCGTATTGGTGTTTAGCTCTTGAGTGCCAAGCGCCGACTCAATGTTTGCTAAATTTATCCCTCGGTTGTTAATGCTCTGCGAGAGAGATTGGCCTGTACTCATGCTGTTATTGGCAAGGTTTGCGCCAAGATTGGTATTAGCATTTAACTGCTGATTGCCCAGATTGCTTGCGATATTAGAAAGGTTAGAACCTCTATTCTCATAAGACTGTTGCCCCGCCTGCCCTCTAGTCGCTGCCAAGTTTGCTAAGTTAGACCCTCCAGCCGTTGCTGTCCCTGCCGCGCTTCCTGTCGCTGACAGACCCTGCCCTGATAGCATTCCAAGGTTGTTTATTTGCTGCTGAAGCCCTTGAGAAGCCAACCCCTGCCCAAACCTTTGCAATTCCTTCTGAACATTTCCTCCTCCAAGGCCACCTGTCGCCCCTGCCCCTGCGAGGTTTGCCCTCATTCCCTGCTCGCGCAAGAAAGCCATCTGAGGGGACTCGTTGTATGCCTGGTTAAAAGCCTCTTGTCCTAGCGCCCCAGAGAGAGCCTGTTGCATCCCTAAAGCATTTGCCCCTGCCTCTCGGTAAGGGTTGTACATTGCTTCGGCTCTGTCAAAAGACCCGGAGATATCTTGGCGAGCCTGGTCGACCCCTTGGTTAAGATACCCCATCCCTAGATCTGCGTTAGTGTTTATGTCGTCCCGAGCTACGTTTGATTGAGCCAGAGCCGCAGCTAAACCGTCTTGAGTTCCTTTGCTAAGGTCTCCTCTTGCCGCTACGTTTGCTTTTTTGATTGCATCATTGGCAAACACATTGGCAATGCCTATACTGTTTCTCGCGCTAGTTGCTCTAGCCTGTGCAGCAAGCAATCCCTTTGCATAGCTATCATTAAGATTGCCCGCAGCCGCGACATTAGCCGCTTGCGCTGCCTCCACCCCCGCAGAGGTGCTGTCTTTTATATCTTTTCTTGCAACGTCAGATTGAGTATTAGCATCTAAAACCCCTGAGTCGTATCCGGCTTGCAGCCTTCCCTGAGCTGATAATTGAGCGGAGTCAAGACCCTCAAGCCCTAGCTTAGTGCTGTCTGTAATCTGATTTTGGGCGAGTGTGTTTTGAGCCGTTGCAGTGACAAGCCCCTTATCATATTGATCGGACAGCATTTGAGAGTTTTGAGTGTTAGATGCATTTAGTGCATTGATTGCTGCGGCTACTCCACTGGTAAGAGCCTCTTCCGATCCTGACAAGCCTGTTTGTGGGTCAGGGTCAGCAGTGGGGGTCTCAAATTGCGTCGTTAAATCCGCGCCAGAAGAAGCTGTGGCCCCTGCTTCCGCAATTCCTTCTGGGGAGTTAATGTTCACTCCATTTCTAGCGTTAATCATTTGTCCCTGCGTGTAGTTGTAGCCTACTGTAAATATGTCTTCAACATATTGAGGGGGGACAGAGTAGAAATTAGCAACATCTTGAATGTTTGCAACACCTGCTGACACTAGCTTGTTCATTGCGTCGGCATCTTCCATCGAGCCAGTTTTTTCTGTAAACCCAGACGGGTCTCTTCCTGTAAGGCTTTGGATTATTATATTAGGGTCTACCGAAAAGTGTGAGGAAACATCTCTAATTGATATCTCCCCGGCATTTAATAAAGCCGTAACCCCTTCTACCGCCTCAGCGGTAAAGCTCTGACCCGCTTCGGGAACTGGAAACGCTTTTAGTTTAGCTAGGGACATTGCGACCTCCTAATGGTGATCTTTGTGAGGCTGTAAAAATGTTTTGAACTTGTTGGACGTTAAACGGTTGACTTTGAGCGCCGTTAGACTGAGGCAAGCTCCTTGCTGGACCGCCTAAAGCTGGCCGAAGCCCAGCGTCTATCTCTTGCCTGCCAAAATTATCATAGTGAGACTTAGCAAACCCCTCCATTGTATTAAACTGAGGATCGCCCCCTTCAATTAAGGCTTGTTTGTTCATTTCATAATCTTGGGCTATGTCTGGGTTTTGAGCTAGATATGATTGCGCGTCGAATGATGTCCACTCAGACACCCCGGAATCCGCATAAGTAGGCTCGGCCATAGGAGAAAAGCTCACTGGCTCTGGGTTAGTCAACCCAGTTAGCCCGCTAAACCTGTCAGTAAGCTGTTGATTCTGCAAAGCGTCAAAGTTTACATCTTTACCAAGGATCGCATTTCTGCTGTTCTCTCTTCCTGCCAGCAGTGCTTGCCGAGCCATGTAGCTTCCTTCTCGCATTGTCTCCATACCGGGAAGAAAAGTCTGGCCTGCCAGTAATAGGTTTCTATTCATCCCCTCTTGTCGTGCGCCTTGTGCGTTATTGTATCCAGGGGTTAAGGCTTCTATGCCTCTATCGTATGAAGAATTAAGCACACCCAAGGTATCTTGACGGTTCTCTTCTTGGAGTTTGGCTTGTTTCTTTCTGGCGTTATAGTCCAAGCCAGAACCAATAAGACTAGCCCCACCTCCGAGAATTGCCGCTGTTATTGGGTCCATGTCGAAATCCTTTGATTAGTTAAACGGCTACCCAGCCCTTTAAGATATCCCCAGTAATTGATGGAGACATCTTCCTGTATTCTATAGATCCAGTAGATCCATTTTTGTCAATGTAGAGGCTGTACTGTCTAGCACCAATAACCCCTTCAGGACTGCCCGCCCCAATTATAGGGATGCTTAAACTTGCATCCTGTGTGAATTGTCTGAAAGGTGATGCCATCGTCCCATCTGATTCAACTATTGGCTGCGCTACATTAAGCAATGGGCCAGTCATTTATCACCCCCAACAATGTTAGCAGTAAGCCCAATAATAACAGGCTTTACCGCGTCAGTTAGAGTGAATCTAAATATCTCAAATCGAGAGGCTCTTCCGTTGCGTCTCCAGATTGCTCTGCGAGAATACTCGCCTATCTTGCCAATGCTTCTGGATATTGGACCGCTCCATGTCTTGCCGTCTTTACTTCTTTCTAATGTAATATGAGGGTCTAGTACAGCATCATTGCCAACCCCTGACTCAACAGTAAGCTCTAAGCTAGGAAAGAAAACGGCCTGCATGTTGTTTTGAAAAGGCTGAGTTGCAATTCTTCGGATAATTTCGCTACCGTATTCGGTATAAACGTCAGGGTCTAATCTTCCTATCCTGCCGTCTACTATGTCTCCGCAAAGGATTTGATTGTATGCCTTGACTATAGAGGCCACTCTAAACGCTCCTAGCGAACTTCCAATGACAGACTTACGTTCATGCCATCTCTGAGATGCTGTGTCGTAGACGAGCGTTGTGGACGGCAGGCTGAAGCCTATGAAGTATGCCCCTTTGCTTGCGTAAACCCAGCCGTAAATAGCTTTGACTTGGGACTCTGTTAAACCTGATAAGATTGCGTCTATTGCTGTCGTTGATAGCTTTACCGTTGAATTGCCACTTAGACCCCAAATAGCAGTCGACTCGTTCTGACCCCCGCCGACCCACATAAAAGTATCTTGTGTGTTAATTAGGGAGTGCGGGGCAAAGCATCCTTTCTGTAGGAACAATCCAGTTCTTTGAAACGGGAAATCAGCACCCCCAATGTTTTGAAATGCCTCAAACGTCTCGCTGCCGCCTATGAATACTTGGTTCTTATAAACTACAGGGGCCACAATATCATCTGGATCAGATTCTGCTGTTCCAAAGTCTAGCGCGTTATATGCCATCCCGTTGTTAATAGAGCTGACAATAAACTTTTTCGAGTCTGTTGTTACTAAAAAATAGCCGTCAATAAACACCACAAACTGAGGGACACCATTAGCGTCAAAATCATCATCAACTATCTGCTCAAAGGTATCGTCTACATGATTGTAAATGTACCCATCGCCACCCGGAACCAAGACCATCATCTGAGTGCCATTGTCGGCCATCGACACACGAGCGTCACCTGTGACAGTCCCTAGCGCAACTAGCGTATAGTCATCGCCAGATTTATCCAGCCTGTACAATACAGTCCCGTTTACAAAATATGGCTTCCCAGCCATTTCATGGGAGCCTCGGTTAATTTCTTGAATATCCCCAGATGTCGCTAATTGCACTAGCCCCTCTGTACCAAAGAGAGTCTCAGCGAACAAACCACCTTGTGTTATATTCGGATACCAATTAGTACACTCTTGCGCTGAAATAGGTAGTGAGTCGCTGACATAGAACCCATTGGCAATAGGTAGCTCAATAACAGGCATTTAAGCCTCCGCGCCAAAGATTGCACTTAACACTTCTAGGTTGTCAGTAGAAGTTTCGT